CACACAAGACGACAGTAGGGGTGTTGAAACCGAACTAACTATAGAAGAAATCTCTACAAAAGTAGCAGAGAAGATCAAGACAATAGATGGACAACTTAGAGCAACACAAATGATAGTTGCAAAAGTTATGGCAAAAGAGAACAAGATATCATCTTATTCACAAATCAATACAGATATATTTATACAACCTGAATTACAAAGTATTGATATAGGAACATACACAAATAACACCTATGTCGATATTAGAAATATTTACCCAAACCAAACTTACGAGGACACATTATGGACATCAAGACAATAGCAGGAATAATAGGTTTAGTAATTACCCTCGGAAGCATCATGGTGCAAGTGGGAGGTATTTTAAATAGACTAGAGGTGGTAGAAGCTAGGACTATTCCTGACATCGCACCACTAGAAAAAGAATTATCTGTATTGAAATCAAAGTTGGAGAACTTGGAAGCTAAGAGTAGCAACCCTCTGATGAGATGACAAAGATAATTAAGTTCTTACTAAGTAAGGTAAGAACAAAATATCTAAAACCTGAAATATCGGTTTTAGAGTTTATACTTATACTAGTTTTAGTGTATCTAATCACATACTAGTAGGAGGTAACATGAGTGCAAACATACCTTATACAAAAAGGGAAATGCAAATCATCAAAGCAATCCATGCAATAGACCCAAGTGCTGAAATCAGCATAAGAACTGTAATTAACAATAGGATTGATTATAAATATGGAGGAGTAGTTTTTTTAAACTGTGAACCTATACCTTATGAAGAAGTCATGGATAAAATAGATGAAGAAGAAAGAAGACCTTATTAATCGACCAAGTCATTATACCAAAGGTATAGAGACAATCGAATACATAAGATCCTGGGATATGGATTATGTTCGTGGGAACATCGTAAAATACGTTACCCGATTCCCTTATAAAGGCACACCTATACAAGACTTAGAGAAAGCTAAGTGGTATCTCGAATATCTAATTAAACAGGAAAAACAAAAATGACCATACATAACAATGGTGGTAACTACAGCAGGATTGGAGTTATCCAAAGAAATGATGATGGGGACATGCTTGTTTGCCCTCATTGTGGTTCAAGCCATATTATAAAGTCAGGAACAGATGGTACAGAAAAACAAAGAAAAAGATATAGGTGTAAGACTTGTGGCAAGAAAACACAAAATCCTAAAGTAGTAAAAAACTATGAACTAGAGGAAGCTAAGAATTCAGATTGGTCAACAGAAGAATTAATCAATGCAAGAACAGAAGTATTCAAAAGAAAACAAGCTAGAGAAAACTCTGAAAAGTTTATCAATATAAAGATAAATGACAAAAAACCTATTGGCCTTTATATACAGGGAGACCCACACGTTGATGATGATGGATGTGATTGGGTATCGCTTAGAAAACATATAGATATAGTCAATGCTACAGATGGTATGTTTGCTTGTTCTGTAGGTGATCTATCAAATAACTGGGCTAGGCGTGGTAAGTTGGCAGGTTTATGGGCAGACCAAAGCACTACCGGGGAGCAGCAATGGGCTTTAGTTGAGTGGTTAGTCAATGCAACACCTTATATATTTATAGTTGCAGGTAACCATGACATGTGGGCTATGGAGGGCGATCCTATCACTTGGATGTGCAAACCCCTGAAGACTGTATACTCTAACCACAGCGCAAGACTCAAAATCAAATTACCTAAACATGAAATCAAAGTAAACTGTGCGCACAACTTTAGAGGCCACTCTATGTATAACACAGCTCATGGAATCGTAAGACACGCATTGTTCAATGCAAGAGACCACTTACTGATAGCAGGACATACTCATGTCTCAGGTTACTCACCAATTAAAGATGCCAACTCAGACAAGATTATGCATTGTGTTCAGGTTGGCTCATATAAAAAGTACGATAACTTTGCAAAGCAACTTAATCTTCCATGTAAGATGATGTCTGCTTGTGCTGTTGCTGTATTTAATACTGAACTTACAGAAGATCACCCCGACTTCATCAAGATATTTTGGGAAGTAGAGGAGGGTGCTGAATACTTAAACTTTCTAAGAAACAAAAAATGAAACCAAAACTCGTACTTATTAATTGGGAAGATGCAATTAGCCCTACATCAGGATGGACAGATATAAATGAATTACAACACAAACTTGCTGATTGTATATCTATTGGATTAGTCGTTGAAGAGAACGACAAAACTATAACACTTGTTAGTCATATCTCAGGATCTGACACACAAGTGGATATAGATGGGAGTCTTGTGATAGATAAATCTTGGATTAAAGATAGAAAAGATTTAACACTACCCAAGCATGTAACAAATAAATTAAAGAAATGGTTATTGGAGAAAGTAGATGCCGAAGAAAATAAGCAGAGAAGATGAACAAACATTTATAGATGCCTTTGTAGAGGGACATAATGCGGGTAATGCAACTGCTGTTGCAAAAGAGATGGGATATAAAAGTGCCAAGACCATGGGCGCATATCTCAAGAACAAATATTCCGAAGAGATCAGAAAGAGAAACGAGGATAGAATATCATCTGCATCAGTTTCAGCTATCTCAGTTCTTAAAGATTTGATGTTTAATTCTGAACAAGACTCAGTAAAATTTAATTCAGCAAAACTTGTCATGGAACTAGGCGGATATAGTTCACAAAGCATAAATCTAAATGTTGAAAAAGGACAAAATAAATCTGATGAGGAGCTAATCGAAGAACTACAAGCCCTTGCAACCAAGATTCCAGGTCTCAATAACAAATTAATGGGTATTCAGGAAGAAACTAAGGCTGAAAATGTCGACACCCCTGATAAAGGCTCTACAATGGACGAGAAACGACTAACTCATTAATGGTATACAAACGTATAGGACACCCCTCTAAAAGTCGATAACGGCTAAATTAGAGGGGGTTTTTTTCTGTCAACTGTCTGATTTTTCGCTATTTTCCTGATTTTGATCAGAATTAGCCTCAATCAGCTGTTGATATCTTTTTTTACTATATTCCTTATCATAGTCGGGATTATTTTTATATCTTTCCCTCCTCATCGCATTGATGCGCTCACGATTTTTCTTTCGATACTCTGCATGATAATCAGGATTATAGCTTTCCCTGCTTTTCTTTCTCCATTTTTCAGGGTCTTTTTGATATATCTCCTTTTTCGGCATGACTACCCTCCAAATGGTTTATTCATCTCTTGTTTCGATAACTAGATTACAATCGCCCAAATCTTCATCATCATTACCCTCGCCCGGATTACACCACAATACTGCTTTGTAAACACCTGGCTTGATGGTAATTTCTTTTTCGACCTTGAACTTAGAGTTCTGTGTTATCGGTTTTGGTAGTTTCTGATGCTCTTCAAAATACATTGCATATATTTTTTTTACACCATTCCATAATTTACCATGTGTACTTTCGTTAAAAAGTTTCACATTCATTATCTTTGCCATTTTATTCTCCTTGCTTTATTAATTTAATTTTAGCGATAGCATCACCAAAAACCTTTTTATAATCCTTAGGTTTCGGTTTAACATCGCAACCACTTATCAATGCCTTTGAATACTCTAATAAAGCATCATTGACATATTCTTCTAGTTCAAGATCACGTTCATACAACCACAACTTATATTGTCTAGGACTCCACCCTAAAAAATATGTATGGTCGATGTTGTAATCGTTATCTTGATTATTGACTACCATTTGTTGCACAACAATTTGGCAGAGATATTGTTCAGGAAAACCTTTATTAAAACATGATCTTCCAAGGTCAGGGCATTTTATCTCTAAAAGACCATTTGTCCCTACAAGACCATCAGGTGTGGCGCTTAGGTCTACAGTCCCACCACCACAACTATAATAGTATTCTTGAACAAATCTGTTTTCGTCTTGGTCAGACAAGATAAAGTCGGGAACTTTTTTCTCAATGATAATAAATTTCGCAACTGCATTTTTCTCATTGATTCTCCCGTACTCTACCCTATCCATGTTATAGGTTATCGGCTCAACAATACGTTCTCTATCTAGCTTCAACTGTGTGTTTCTAGCTTTATATTTGCCATACACATAGTTTTGAGCCATAGAACTTCTAAGCCGATATCTATTATCCATCAATTGCATCACCCAAATCGAAAGGATCAGTATTATCGTTGATTGCTCCTGATTTTAATTTATCTTCTATAACTTTCTTTTTTTCTGCACTAGACTTAGCATTGCTAACATCTTTAACATCTTTATCTTTTATATCTTTTTTGGTTTGGTGTTGCGGGACTTCTTTACCCTCATCCAAATCCTCACGAGTTTCAAGATTCAAGACATTCAAAAATGCATACTTTCTAGCATAAGACATGCCTTTTCCTGTTGCATGGTCATTCAAAGCAAAGTGAGATGACG